TGTACACCAGGCCAGCCTTTTGTGTAATCATCTCCACCAAAGTAACATCCTGGCTTAATTTTTGGCCACCAGGCTTCCAAGTCCTTGGTTACTCCCGCATAACTGTGATCCGCATCTACATAACAAAAATCAACACTGTTATCGTCAAAATTATTTGCAGCTTCATGGGAAAATTCTCTCAACGGAGTTATGTATTGTTTAACAGGTTTTGTATTTTCTAAAAAAACGTCATATAGTGTGTCCTGCTTTACCATGTCGTATTCTTGATGTTCAGCAGCACCTTTCCAGGTATCAACTGAATAGAATTTAAAGTTTTCCAACGGTTTATTGAGTAATTCTACGACACAATATGCAACACTTTTTCCAGTCCATGATCCTAATTCTACCCAGGTAAAGTTTTCATAAGCTGAGTCAATAACCATATTAAATAAATTTAAATTTCGTTCGGTCATAAACCCTTCAATTTCTTCGTAAAAATGTTTCATAATTTGTTCCAGTATTGTGTTCTAATCAAAGAGGACTTGTTATCCGTTTTATCACGGTCTATTGCTTTTCCCATCATATAACTATGTATTTGAATTTTAATTAAATGTTGATTTATGGCATTATCTGCTGGTAAGAACGAATTATAGAACTCATCAACAATAATTTTTGCAGCATGGGGTTTAATAATATATCCAGCAGCACCTGGCATACTTGCTGGCTTATATGGCAATGCTTCTGGTACACCTGATGGGCTGTCCAACAAATGTATATATTGACGCATTTTCTTTTCATGGCTAAAAACAAGAGAAAGAACATCATCAAATTCAACCGGCATATATTCTCTGATAACCCGTGCATCATCTTCAAAAATCATTATGGGCTCGTCTAATTCCACACACTTTTCCCACAGTCTATAATGGCTATCAAAACATCCAATTACACCTGGTGTACTTTGTTCCAATTTCCATTCTTCACTTACTGGCTTTTCTGGACCCTTGAATGTCCAAGGATGATGCATTCTTTTATTTTTCATGTAAACGTCTTTGATTACGTTTCCATATGAACCTTCGAACAGTTGTGCATTTATACCAAAACTGGTTAACTCTTTCTGTAATCTTATTCCAGATTTATAACTTGGTTCTATTTTGCTCAAGCAGATTATAAATGCTTTCATATATATTTCCTCATGTGTTTCCAGCAATCTCCATTTTCTAATTCTTTAAAATTCCAATGGAACATACTTATTCGTTCTAACCATGATTGCCTATCAAACTCTTTGGGAGTTTCAATGTCGCAAAAATTAGTATGAGTTACTTCACTGCACTGGCTTTTTAATGGTTCAGTTACAAATCCATGATACCCTTGTATCAGCGGTCCAACAATACTACTGCTGTTATGATTGACAACTGCCCATGCATCCATTAGATCTTCATTTAAAGCTCTACCAAAGGGCGATATGTATAGATTGCGCAAGTGACTTATTCTATTATTCTTTTCATTTAAATACTGCAATGCATTTTTGTCTCCAGGGTGTGCTCTGATTATTATTGGCCTGTCACTGTGTTTTCTAATTTTAGTCACAGTATTAATAATCCAATCTTGAACATCGTATTTTCCCATACTCCATCCACCATTTCTCTGCAAACACAATACAATATTTTTTCCAGTATAATTGGTAGCACCCAACTTGATGTTTAAATCTTTACTGATTTGTTGCCAGCGACTGGTGTCTACTTCTGTATCACAATAATTTCCAGTATCTGGAAATACACCATTAATACTGTATCGCAAATAATGATGTGGAGTGTTTTTTGGTGATGCATATAAAAATAAATTGCTATCAGCAGTTATCACATATTTGTTATTTTTTAACTGAGAATCTATTATAGCTTTTCTTAATAATAGATGCTCGCTACTTTTTCCAAATTCATGTTGCCAGCCTTGAATGATTGCAACATCATTGTCAATAATTTCTGATCCATAATAAACACGACCATTGTCACCAACAGCATTAACTCCTTGAATAAAATTCAGAAGCATATCTGTTTTTTCACTCTTTGTATTATTTTTTGGAACAGCCTTAAAGTAACTAACAACGTTCATTTAATATTCTCCATGCTGATCCGTCCTTGAATTCATCTATATGAAATTGTCCATAAGCAATATGATTTGCCCAACTATTTAAATAATCCATATCGTATATAGTTGGATTTTCTATATTACTAAGATTTTTATCACACACAGGATCTGCAGCCGTGGGTGCAAGTGTAAATGCTGGAACACCATATACTACACTTTCAACGGCTGCAATACTATTAAATGTAACCAGTGCATGGGCATTGTTTAAATCATGAAAAATTGTATTGGATAATCTAGTTTGCCTAGCAGCCTTATCTCTTATAATAATTGGGCGGCCAGTATATTGTTTAATCACATTTATAGTTTCAGTTTTCCAGGCATTTAACTCAATGTTATAAAACTTGCAAGGCTTTTCTGATGGTATTACTAATAGTATATGTGATCCAGTCTTGCGAGGTTGTATTGGAAACTCTAATTGTTTCCATCTGTCGTCAGGACGTTCAATAATAATACTGTGTTGCACATCGTTTTTAACTATTCTGTGAAATGATTTCCACCCGTTTGGGTTGATATTACTTTTATAGTTTCCTATATAGCCACTGTCCATGTAGTAAAAATCATGGCTGTTTTCCCAACACCACTGTATGAGTTTTCTTTTCCCCATACTGCGTATTAAAATTGGGTTATCACGAAAATCAGTATTATAGTCCTGCACAGGAAGGTTGGCTCCCTGTGCAAACATATTAACATATTCGTCGGTTAAATTTTTACTTAGACAAATCATTTATCATTTGCTGGTGTTCAGTATTCCAAAGATCAGCATATTCACAGTCGGCATAATTTTCAAACCAAGGGCCGCCTTCAGTATAGTGTATAAGCTTGGGTGACCCATCTTCAGGTTCTGAATAAACGCCAACCAGCCAATTCCATTCATGACTGATTCCTCCAATTTTGTCGTCTTCAAGCCAACTAAATCTATGAAAGTGTGCTCCAGTTAATTCTGGATTATTAACTGCATCAGCTGTAAGTGCCTGGTTATCAGGATGCCCACAGTTGATTAACATCACACTGCTCCAGTTTTTTCTGGGATAAACTGTCTGTTTTTGTCCGTCCATCTTAACTCCTTCTTTGGGAGTATAATCATGATGGACACACATCACAGCATACCTGTCATCAGCCTGCGCAAATAATTCTGCAATATCCGTTGTTAGTATTATATCACAATCAATAAACAACGCCCATCCAGTATAATTACATAATTCAGGAATTAAAAATCTAGTAAACGTAAACTCAGTTGATGCTAGTTTGTCCACTGGACGAGTATATAACCCACGCTTTCTCATTTCATCCTGTTTTATTGGAATTACTTCTGCATCTGGAGTTCTAGTAAGTATACTGTGTTTACACACTTGGTAGGCTATATCTTCTCGGCTGTCCCATCCTACAAATACTTTCATACTTCTCGTCTTTCAATATCTGTTTCTGCCAAAATATCACCAAACCATGTTTCAATAATTTTAGCAGGTTCAGTTCCAGCGTTGTATGGACGGTGCCACATTAGTTTTTCGATATCCATACTTTGCTTAGGGCCAACGACTTTTGTATGCGGTGCCCAGCCATCCATTTCTAAATCACAAGTAACTTCTCCAGATACCACATGCCAATGCTCTGAACGGTGCATGTGGCGTTGATCAGATAGAGACTTACCAGGCATAATAGTGAGCTCTTTCACTGCCCAATTTTCACCTTTATCAAGTACTCTGTACCAGCCCCAAGGACGTACTGTTTTTTGAGTCTTCCATTCTTCTAGAATCCAACTACTCGAATTCTTTTTGTCCTCGCCACCAACCCCCCAGGCAAATTCTACATCAGTGGATTTGCCATATGTAATGAGTTCTGGAGTTGTTGTATTGGTTCTGTCTCCACCATTTGCAAAAACCACAGTGCCAGTGCTAGTGGCAAGGACAGCCCCAATTGCTTGGCATGCACTGTTGTCACCATCATTAAATCCAATTACCTGATCAACACATGCAAGTTCTTGAATAATTGATGCTCTTTCTACAAAAGGCATGAATGGCTTGCCTTTTTTTCTAGTTAACCATTCATCACTGTTAAGACCCACTACTAGCTTGTTGCCTAGTTTTTTTGCTTCTTTAAAGTATGCAATATGTCCACTATGGAGAGGATCAAATCCACCAGTTACTAATACTATTTTATTTTCCATATGATTCTCCTATAGTTTTTATTATAATTTACTTTTTATATTTTGTCTATAAAAATATTAAAGACTTGCGTCTTCCATACCTGCAACTCTAAGTTTAACAATATTTGTAATCTGCCATTGCTTTTGGTCTAATGCTTTTAACACTCCCAACCACTTGTTTCTCATAAGTGCAAACTCGTTGATTACTTTTTCATAATCAACGACATCTGCTTCACCATCAACATACTTTTCAACATCTCTGCTGCTAAGAGCTCGTTGATAATTTTCAAGATATTTTTTAAAAAAAGAACTGCGTAATCTACGCAGTTCAATGTTTAAGTATTCAAGTATTGCTTCAATTTCTTGAAGTTGGTTAAATCTATGTTCAACTAACCCTGGCATTTCTGCTGCGGCACGTTCAACATTTCCTTTGAGTTTTACTTCTGTTCGAGCATCAATAAGTTCTCGTTCAAAAAAAGTTATAGCATCAGGTATACGTGATATATCACGTGATATTTCTGAATACCAACCCATTAATCGTCCCAATCCTCGTCATCATAGTTTATGTCAGTATCAAGTTCTAGATAATATTGAATTGCATTATCCAGTTGAACGTCAGATCCCAGTGATTCCTTGAATACCTGGTCTGACACTCCGTAGTCAGCTAGTATGTCTACATACTTTTCTGCAATAACTTCAATTTGCTTCTTGTCTAAATATTCCCTAAAAAGAGTCCAAATTTCAACAATATTTTCTTCATTCATCTGTGTAGGTTCCCTCAGTATAATCATCTACATCTGCAACATCAGCATCCGCAGTATCTGTGTTATTTACTACTTTGGCTGTTCTTTCTGCAAATTCATTCATAATTATATCAAGTTTTGGACCGTCCCATTGCTTGCGATAGTCCAGGTGTTCTGTACCTGCTAAATCGATATACTTGAGTCGATTTCCTTGTTTGACCAACAAGCCTTTCTTTTCAAATAATTCAACCAGTCCACTGTATGGGTTCATACCAGTTTCGTAAGGAATTTTAACTTGCACGCCTTCAAATGGTTTTGCATAGCGAGTCTTCATTACTTTACAACCAGCACGGATACCCATAACGTCTGATATTTTGTTTCCGTTTTCATCTTCTTTGAGCTTCATTTTCTTCATTGCAACCACAATTGAACTAGCATATATGAAGCCTGAACCACCTGAAATTTTATCATCTGGGTCAAACATATCCTGTGAAGCATATGTGTGGTTGGTACAAATTAGTCCAACGTTCAACGATCCAATCATGTTAACCGTGTTGCGAACAAGCGAAGTTAATGCTTTGGGTTTGCGACCCATATCACCCTTCATGTCGCCTTTATTAAACTGGTCAACATCAGTTGGTGTAAGCAACATGCCCAAGCTGTCAATTACGAATAATACTTTGGGACGATCTTCTGCATCCATTGCCTTGTAATCGTTAATAAATGTTGAAATAGTTTTTGCTACATCATCAATCATTGACATATTAAGTTTAAGCAGTTTGTCCTCGCCAGTTTCCACACCCAATGCATGTAACCAGCTTTCATCAAGTGCGTTCTCTGAGTCAATTAATACTACAAAGATGCCTTGATCCTGTGCGTGTTTTACAATGTTTCCAGAACAGAAGTATGATTTGCCTGCTCCTGATTCACCTGCAAATACTGTAACTTTTCCAAGTGGAACACCTTTGTGGAAATCTCCACTAATTAAGTAGTTTAGTGCAAAACTGCCAGTACTGACCCAGTCAGTTGGATCGTTAAATCCAGCACTCATTCCTGAGATACTTTTAGTCAGATCCTTGCGGAACTTGCTAACATCAAATGACTTAGCCATCAAATTCTCCTATTAAATTTTAATAAAGTTGTAGGGGTATAAACCACTTATACCCCTACATTTAAGTCATTATGTATTCTGACGTGCGCGGATCATTGCAAGAATGTCTTGCGCTCCGCCTGAAGTAGTAGCAGGTGCTGCTTCTGCTTCTGCTTCTTGTTGTACTGGTGCTTGTGCCACTGGCGCTTGTGCCACTGGCGCTTGTACCACTGGTGATGATGTTTCACGTGTATCAGCAGGAGCGCTTTGGCTGGTTGCCGTTGCATTTGGGCTAGATGCCTTAGTGGGATCGCCAGTGCGAGCAGCCATTCCAGCTGGACGGAAGTATTGTCCCCAACGATCTGCGTCGTATGCTTCACCATCTACACTTGCCTCAAACATCTCTTTGAGAACCCGTACCTCAACTTCAGTAGGCTTCTTTGGAAGGAAGTCACCCAAGTTGAATAGTCCATGTGTATTAATTGCACTCATTTCACTATCAGTAAGAGGGCGTTCACGACGTGCCCAGTTGCTGGTACCATAATCAGCATAACCACCTTTTGAACCTTTGTTAAGACGGAAGTCAATACCTGCTGTGTAATCAGTAGGCAAATCATCCATGTCAGGATCAAGCAAGCTTGCTTTAATGATTTGGAAAATCTGTGGCCCAATAATGAATCTACGAATTGGATTTTCTGGAGAAGAATCTTCTTTCAAAGGATTATCTGTAACAAACCCTTGCATAATGTAGCTACGCTTTTTCCAATACTTGCGGCCCATATCTTCAAGGCTTGGATCCTTGAACCATGCACGTACTTCTCCAAGAATTGGACATGCCTCGCCGTACATTTCCATACATGGAACTTGTACTTGCACAGGACGTGAATCAGTTTCACCTTTTATGC